TTTTCCTTTTTAACTTTTTCCTTTTTAACCTTTTTCTTTTTAACTTTTTTATCATTATTTTCATCTTCTTTATCCTTTTTAACCTTTTTCTTTTTAACTTTTTTATCATTATTTTCATCTTCTTTATCCTTTTTATCTTTTTTAACCTTTTTCTTTTTTTTCTTTCTAGGAGCTAAGGATTTTAATGTAGATATTTTTTTATCTAAATTTTTAAGTGTATATTTATTTGTTTGTTTATTAATAGTCAATGTTGGTATATTAATAATCATCTGTGTTTCTACATCATATATCACATCTTTTACTCTTTGTAATTTTTTCCTATCCAACGATTTTAATAAAAACACTTTTAACTCTTGTTTTTCCGTTTCGGGTAATTGATGTTTATTTGAATATTCATGCCAATAATCAAGGATTTTATTTTTTTTGGTTAATTTACTTAACTTACTCCAATGTTGTTTTTTATTTATATTTCTTTCTTTTTCCAAAAATGCTTCGATATTTGTTACGTCTGGTTCTTTTGAAGATTGAATGTTATTCATTAACATTGTTTTATATTTAATATTTTTAAGTTCTAAACATTCATCTTTATTTTTCATATAATATAATATATCACATTGAGTTTATACTCTTTTTATAAATAATGTTAAACAATAATTACTCGTTATTTGTTTAAATAGTTATTTTAATATATATTATTTTTATATGAAAAAAATAATAATTACAGGAAAATCAAATATAGAAGCTGTGAAAGGTATTAAACATAAAAAAAGAGCAACAATGAAAGATATATCAGATATTAATGTATTTGATATAAAACAACAGATTGAATCTATTAAAAAACTGTATGGTAGTTGTGATTTTAAATATAAAAATTTGTATAGTCGTGAAATTAAAAAGAAATTGTCTGGATATAAACAACAAGATATAAAGAAACATAAATTAGATAAAAATTTATTTATTACGTTTGATGATTTAATTGAAAAAATGATTATTTCAAAGCATAAGTGCTTTTATTGTAGAAATATTTGTAAAATATTATTTACAGATTTAAGAGATCCAAAGCAATGGACTTTAGAAAGAAAAGATAACAGTATAGGACATACGACAGATAATGTAGAAATTTGTTGTTATAAATGCAATATTAAAAGAGGCACCAAAAATTCAGAAGCTTTTCGTTTTGCAAAACAAATGAAAATAATAAAGCATAATTAAATATTTTGTATTATTAATAAATATGTTTTATAAAAAATATACAAAACCAGGAGAAACTCTCGAAAAATCATTAATCAAAAATAAAATAAATATAAAAAGGGGAGAGAAAGCAATCCCAATAGTGAAACTAAATATAGAAAGACAATTTGCAGATAATACAGCAATAAAAAATAAAAAAGAGGCAATATCAAGTAAAATAAATGAAAGAGACATGATAAGTCAGCGTGGTTGTAATCCTTTTCTCTCCCAAAATAACTATATTGATGATTTAATGAACCAAGAAAAATATATAAGACAAAATAATAATTTAAATACGCATCAATAATTAATATTATATGACAAATTACATTACACAAAATGATTTATTATTAACAAATTTATTAAGATTTTATGACAAAGATAACAATCTTGAAAAAATACTTCCAATAATTAACGGGGAATCAAAAACTTCATTACGATTAATTGATTGGTTTGCTACCAATTATAGTAAAAAGTTTTTTACAGTATATAAATTCAAGGACAATAATAATATTGAAAGGCGGTTTAAGGTTTATTTAGAATATAAACTAAAATTACGTGCTTATTCTAAAAAAAGGTTTGACCCGTTTTGTAGATGGGATAGAATAACAATACCGTATAAGCAAGAATCACATATACAAACAACAATAGGACAACTTAATTTTTTTAGATGGATATTGGAAAATAAGATTTTGGACTATATTGAAACACATTATGAAGAAATATCACATGATATGAATAAAAGAAATAGTACTTCAAAAAATAAAAAGGGTAAAAAGGATAAAACAACTAGAAAAACCAGAGAAGAATTATCTGTATCAGCTACAAAAAGTATCAAAAAGGAAAATGTTGAAATAATAGTTTCCTTTGATTAATTATAATAATATAAATAATAAATTTATATTATTTTAAATGATTAAACTGGTGACCATAATCGTCTCACCACGTATTTTTATCTTTTTTTATTATTTCGTTCCTCCTCTCAATCTTAATACAAGATGAAGTGTTGCTTCTTTTTGAATATTATAATCAGACAACGTTCTGCCATCTTCTAATTGCTTACCAGCAAAAATCAATCGTTGTTGATCAGGTGGAATACCTTCCTTATCTTGAATTTTTTGCTTGATATTTTCAATTGTATCAGATGGTTCTACATCTAATGTAATTGTCTTTCCAGTGAGTGTTTTTACAAATATTTGCATTATACTATAATTAATATCTTTCTTTTTATATTATTTATAAAAATTATATAACAATTAAGTAATTTAAATATAACAATTTATTATATTTAAATGCCTAAGACAAACGAAAAAGTAAAAGTTAAACCTGTCGATAGAAATACAGCACTTTTAAATTGGATATCATGTGAAGTAGGAGTTCATAATCTAGATTATCATCCAGCTGAATGTTACCGATTATACAATATATATAAAAAAATATGCAGAGAAGATTCAAACAATGACAAATAAAAATAATTAATTATATTAGTTATTTTTATTAATTTGATTAAGCAAATAATCGATTCATATTTCTTACTTCTATTTTATTTTCTTCTTCCATAAACAGTTTTTCAACAATGTTATTATTTCTTAATCGAATACTATATGATTTTTGTATATTTTTTCTACCTACTCTACCTAATGCTTGAATCAATTTTTCTTGTGTCATATTTTGTAAATCCTTTGATAAATATCCATGACAAAATTGATAATTGGTTCCATAAATATAATCAGATGACGCAATAATAACAAACAACTTTTGTTTTTCAGCTAATTTTTTCATTATATCAATATATTTTACATCACTTCTACTACTAAATACACCTATTCCCATCAATAATAATATTTTCCACTCTTTATTTATATCAAGTGATACAATTTCTTCCACAATACTTTCATCAATATTACTTGTAAATAAATTAGAAGGAACTTCCTTATTAGGATTCCATAATTTATAATGTTCTTCTCTATTTGGAATATAAGATGGACTTAATTCAATCGTTTTCATTTTTTTCATAAACGCACTTACCTTTTTATTAAATTCATTTTGTATTTTTACTTCTTTATCATTTGCCCTAGCACTATCTAATACTTTATCACTTATTTTATCTGTTCTTTCTTTTTCTTCTTTAATTAATAAATTTAAAGCATTTCTAAATTCTTCATTTGTATCAATAATATTCAACAAATTAGTTAACACATTTTCGGGTATATTAGATGCCTTTAAATAAAACATACCTATTTTTTCAACATCATTCGTCATAAATATAGTAGGACCATCTGTTAATGTTTTTGCGTCGCTTGTTGTTAATTTAATAACTGAATTAATGGTTTCTTTTGTTTTATTTTTTCTATATTGTTCGAAATGATGCTGTTTTAATTGTCTACATAATTTTAAATAATACAACTTTATTGAATGAATTGTAATATCTTCTATATTTTGAAAATATTCATTTGGTTGATAACGATCATCAATTTCTATATTTTCTAATATATACATAATAAACTTGGATACTTGTTTTACATCAATATATCTTAACAATGTTTTATTTTTCGTAACAAACTTTACACTTTTTTTAAATTTTCTATAATCCTTAAATTCATTATGTAAAACAACAATATTACCATTTGTATTTAATAGTTGTATTGATTTATTACAATCATAACTAACAATATTATATTGTTCACCTTTAAACCGTTGTCTGAAACTTGATACCATTGGATATATTTCTACACTACTAGGCAATGTAGCAGATGATAATACAATATTTGGAATTTCATTTTGAACCCAATTTTTCTGCATAATTGTATGAAATGAATGTTCGTTATAATCCAATGTAATAGTTGGTTCATCCCAATACCACAATATATCTTCTTTTTTATTAAACGCCAACATATAATTCATCGCCGGTAAATAAGACTGAATATCTGTAATAATAATTTTTACTTTTTCACCATTTGTATTGTCTACTCTAAAAATACCCCCAGATCTTCTATTTCTAACAAAATCCGTAACAGCATAATAATGTAATCTTATATCATCTGGTGTTTCACATCCAAAGGCAATCGCAATAGGTATACCTAACGCAATACAAGATTTTGCTAATTGAAGACCAACATGTTTTGCAGCACAAGTAAATATAACCGTTTTATTATTAACTAATCCAACAGGAGTCATTGTTTTTCCCGTCCCCGTAGGTGCTTGGTATAATACCAATTTTGGTTCATTGTTATTTTTAACCAAACTAAATATTTGTTTTTGATGACTAAATAAAGTTACATCATTATATTGTGATAATAACTTGTTTTCTTCAATGTATTTATGCGAATGTTTAATAAGATTAGATACTTTAATTTCATTTTTAAATGCATTTAAAACATAGTTAATAAAATTCAATAACAAATAATTAACATGCTTTACTTTTTTTTTGGATAATTGTAATAATGAATAATAATAATAACATTTCTTTGTTTTTGATTTGGTTGTAAAATATAACATTAATTGCTCCATCAATAAATTTTCAAATATAGAAGGATCTTTTATAATTTCACTATTATTAACATTCCTTATTCTAATTTTATTTGCTTTTTTAATGTTTAGTTTTTTAATATTGATTTTAAGTTTATAATTTAAGTTATTTTCTTTTACAAGTTTATGAATAGTGGTTTCATAAAATTTATTGTAAAAGTATTTATGAAAATCTTCATAGTCTTCTACATTAATTTTTAGAAACCGAATCAATGAGTTATTTGGATTTTCAGAAGCATTTAAATTGTTATAGGAATCATGTATAAATTTAAGAATATATAATTCTTTTTTATTTACTGGAAGTTCCAAGTAATCCCATTCACTTTTTGTTAATTTTTGTTGTGTTAAATTCATAATAATAAATATATATATAATTGTATTTATATATTTATTTATAATTCAATTTTATAATTAATCAACATCATGAATCAATAAATTATTATTATAATAGTTACTAGGTGGTTTAAACTTAAGTAAATCTAACTCTTCACTTGTTGTAGGAAACTCATCTCTCCCATATATATCTTGCAACAACAGCCATTCAAACAATCCTCCCATATAAATAAATACATTGTAAAACCCGAGTGAAATTAATTGTTTTTGTTTTTTTTTAACATTTATATCACTTGTATTTTTACCATAAATAATAATATTAACAGATTTGTTTGTTTTTAATAATTCATTCATTGTTTTAACTTCTGAATTAATAGATAAAGTATTTTTAATTAAACACGTTTGTTGAGAAGTTGGTAAAACGTTTATAATTATTGTATTTTTATTTTTAATCATTTGTTGGACGTCCTCAAAATTAAATTGTTTACTTTGTTGTTGTCCCATAAGTTTAAGTTATATAAGTGTTTTGTATTACTTTTAAATTAAAATAATAAAATTGTGATTAATTTTATTATTAGAAATTAATAATTATAAATAATGATATGTTATTAAAATTAGTTGGAGTATGCAAGACCCCCCATACCGCTCATAACACGCAATACGTTGTAGTTGGTAGCATAAACACGGACCTTAGCAGTTGCGGTGTTACCGATTGCTGCTGCAGAAACAACCAATTGTAAAGTTGCGTTATCGATACGACTGAAATTACATGTTCCAGATGGCTGATGTTCTTCTGGACGAAGAGCAAATGAGTAAACATTAATACCAGCGTCTGGGGAACGTGTATGATGTTGGTATGGTTGAACAACATCGAAGTATGAACCTTCACGCTCACTGAATCGGTCTTGACCGTTAAGTTGTAATTTAGCTGTAACAACTGGATTTTCACCCCAGCAGTGCATTTTAAGTGCGGTTTCAGCAAGAACAAATGCACCAGCATCAGAAACACCGGAAGCGTTATTAGCACCAGCGCCCAAAGCACCAGATACATCTGCTTCGATACCGGTAGCACCTGCGTTACTTACATCAAGAGCACCTGCATCAGCAAACATACCGTTGGTTCCGATAACAGCATTAGCGCCAGCTACTTGACCATCACTTGAGAACGCACGGATAGAATGTGGAAGAGCATCCAAAGCATCAGTGTAATTGAATGGCTGAGCTCCCAAAGCAGAGTGCAAATCTTTGCCAGCAATGAACGAATCACAGTAGCTAACATTTACATCTGGTTGAACAACCCATACAAGTTCTTTACATGGATGATTGAAATTAAGTTTAACTTTATTACTGGATGATCCAATGGATTCATCGCCAGTGAATTGAAGTTGTTCGATTAAGTATTCGTGTGGGTTTTGTGCCATACGACGACGTTCATCGGTATCTAAAAAGATGTAGTCAACATACAATGATGCTGCTACAAGAGATTTACTGAAAGCGGTTGTTGATTTCAATGTTGCAGTACCTGCACTATCAACAGCATCAACAGCAAATAAACATTCGTCCAATGGGCGAAGTTCGATATTGATTTTTACTTCATGGTATTGAAGAGCAATCAAAGGAAGAGCAAGACCTGGATTACGGCAGAACCAAAATTGTAATGGAACATACAAAGTTGTTTCTGGAAGAGCTTTGCGAGGAGCACATACAGCTTCTGGAACAGAAGCTGATGAACAAGCAGTTGCTACTTCAGCGAAATCAGGATCGGTCAAATAAGTAAGTTGTGTAGTGTTACCAACCATTTTATTGTAACCATCTTCTTGTTCAGAAGTAAGAGTCAATTGGTTCCAGATATGCATCCAGTCACCATATTGACGGTCGATACGTTGACCACCAATTTCTACTTCTACCATGGAGATCATTTGTTCCCCTGGACAGTCTAACCAACGTGCATGATTGGAATCAGAACTGCTGATTTCTGGAACAGTTACTTGTAAGTAAGTGCGGTATGCCAAATCACCGTTACGAGAAACAGTGCATTGAACACGACGACCAAAGTCAGCTTGACCATTGAAGGTTTGTTCGATTGATTCCATTGCGAAGTTAGTGTGTCTGCGGTATGTAACCTTCCAGAAAGTGATCTGAGGATTACCAGTTAAATACACATCTTGTGCGCCGTAAGCTACTAGTTGCATGAGTCCACCACCCATTATATAATATAGGCAAAGAAAAAAATTTTACAATAATACACATTTAATTAAATTTTATACTTTAAAATACAAAATTTAATTATTTAATATTTGATTAATATCCAAGTTATCAATCATAAACCGTCTTAAATAAGAATCTAAATAAACTTCTTTTTCATTGTTGTGCTTTTTTTTAAATACATAACAATTATCCGTCTTTTTAATAGACCACCCACTTTCTAAAGCATTGTATAATAATGTCATTTTTTGTAGTTTTATCAAATCAATATTAGTTATTTCCTTTTCATTAATTACGATTTTATTTGGATTATCCATTATATATTGAAAAGTATTTTTATAAATTATGAATTTACGAATTTTAATATCTTAATTTTGTGATTTTGCTAAACAATTAACAAAACTATTAATTAAATATAATTGATTAATATATTTATTAATGCCTAATTTTAAACCTAAAAATCAAAAAAAATTAGCTGTTAATAAACACTCAATAACTACACTAGATAACAAGCATGATGAAAAAATGAGTCAATTTAAAAAAAACTCTGATATTGAATTACCTAAACTTAAATCACAAATAAGAAAATTAAAGAAAAAAATAGAAAAATCAAAAAATATGAAAATAGAAGACAAATTAGATATAGAAGATACGATTAAGGATATTAAAATAAGGATCAAAAAAATAAAAAAACAGAAAAAAGCATATTTACTAAACAATTCTAATTTAATTTTTGATTATTTTGAAAAAAAAAAGGATTTAAGTGATGGAAAAACAAACAAAAAAAAGATACTACATGCTTTTTTTAGTAAAACAGAAGAGAAAGTAGATATTAAAAACAATAATAATACAATAGTTCAGCAATATTTTAACAATATCGATAATAAAATAATTGATATGGAAAATTATAAGATTAATTATGAGATATGCCCTAAATGTTCAGGGGAGTTAGTTCAAGTTGAATCAGATGGTATTTTGATATGTAAAGTATGTAGTTTTCAAGATAAGTTTTTAATAGAACATGAAAAACCTTCTTATAAGGAACCTCCTAAAGAAGTTTGTTTTTATGCTTATAAAAGAATTAATCATTTTAGAGAAATATTAGCTCAGTTTCAAGCAAAAGAAACTACTCAAATCCCAGAAGAAGTTATAGATAATATTAAAAAACAAATAAAAAAAGAAAGACTAACGCTTAAAAATATGAATAATAAAAAAGCAAAAGACATATTGAAAAAATTAGGATATAATAAATATTATGAACATATTCCTTTTATAAAAGATAAGTTAGGTATTAAACCACCAGTCATGCGACCTGAATTAGAAGATAAATTATGTAATTTATTTATGGAAATTCAAAAACCATATAGTAAACATTGTCCAGATAGTCGTGTTAATTTTTTAAATTATTACTATGTATTGTATAAAATGTGCGAATTATTAGATGAACATAGTTTTTTACCTTATTTTCCAATGCTGAAAGATCCAGTAAAACGAATAGAACAAGATGAAATATGGAAAAAAATATGCAAAGAATTAAATTGGGAGTTTATTTCAACTTTATAATTTTTATATTTATTGATTTATAAAAATTATATTGTTATTAGTTAATTAAGTTACATGCCCATACGAGGGAAACCAACTAAGTTAGCACCGATACCAAATCCAGCACCGGAACGAGCAGATACACCCATAGATGGAACATATGTATCTAAAACAGAGAATGTTGCTGCTGCTGTTAATGAAATTAATAATACTTCATCTAAATTCAATGAACGTTTTGGAATAGCATATGCAGCAATAGCAACCATCAAACCTTCCACTAAATATTTTACTACACGACGCAATAATTCGCCTAAATCAAAAACCTGACTTAATTTATCAAACATATTATATAATAAATAAATAAAAAAAAACTTAAACAATAATGATAATATTATTATTATATAATGGCAGAATACGCTTATAACCACCAGAAAAAATCAGATGGAACTGAAAATCCGAATTATGTAGATTTACTTGAAGAAGATAAAGCTCTTTCAGGTCAGAAATTTGTTTGTGTATCTTTTGTTAGTCCCGAAAATATTCTTAAAAGACGAGAACTATTTATGTTTGAAGAATTTTTGAAAGGTTATGATTTTTCTAAATCTATGGAAAAATTTTCACATTTTCTTAACTTTTTATCTTATAAATATAATCTTGATTTTGAAACATTAATGTCTGATATGCAAGAATTTGTTAAAAGTGAAAAAAAGGATTTGAAAACATCCGATATTTATGATTCGTATAAAACATTTTTAGATAATAATGAAAATGAATTAGATGACCAATTTAATACTCAAAATAATTTTCAAACCAGTGTTAGAGGATTAAAAGTAAGAGGTGCTTATTCTACACAAGAAGAAGCTGAATTACGCTGTAAATTATTACGAGAGGTAGATCCAAATCATAATGTATATGTTGGTCCAGTAGGCGTTTGGATGCCTTGGGAACCAGAAGCATATAAAACAGGTCGTGTAGAATATTTGGAAGATGAATTAAATCAATTGATGCATGAAAAAAATTTAAATGAAGCAAAGGCAAAACAAGAATTTGAAAAGCGTATTAAAGAAACAAAAAGAAAAGCAATTGAAGAAAATGTAAAATTAGCTAGAGAAAGTGGTAATAAATTAACACAGCGATTGGATAAAGAAGGTAATTTAGTTGGTGTAAATAATACAATGGAAAATGATTTGAAAGAATTAGATGATACTAGTTCGGAAAGTATTAAAAAATCGTTGTTTGAAGGAGATAACATTGTACGTAAAAAGAAAGATTAATAATAGTTAAACGATAAATTATAATAAAATTATTAAAATTACATATTTAATAATTTTATGAATTACCACCTATTTTTTTTTACATTAATTCGTGGTCCCCTATTTTTTCTAACAGCATTTGGATCATATTGCTCTTCTTCATCATCCGAACCTAATCCCTTAGACATTTCCCAAAATTCCTTTGCTCCTAATTTAAAATCGTTATGTGATGTTGCTTTATACCAAAATATTTGGTCTTCTAAACGATTTGATTTGGCGTTATTTGCTATAACTAAACATTCATAGTTTTCAGTACATTGGTCCATTACTTGACAAAAACTTTCAAATGTTGTAAACATTCCAGCAAAATTTTCATAGATTCGTTTGCGATTATTAATATATGGTTCTCTTAAAATAAATGTATAATCAATATTGGTTCTAAGATTAGGAGGGACACCAAGAGGATACTGCATTGTAATTACAAGCATTATTTTCCAATGTCTACCATTCATAAATAACAATCTCATTAGTTTATCGCGAGCCCATGTATTATCATACAAACAATCATCCAATATAACAAACGCTCTTGGATCTATACTTGATTTTCCATATGCTTGTTTTTCTTTTTTAATTTGTCTAATTACTATTTTTTGCCGTTTTAATATATTTTCAATAATAGCTGTATTATATTCATCGTGAATAAATAATTTAGGAACTAATTTTCCATAAAAACCATTACCTGCTTCTGTTCCTGATATTACAGTCCCAATAGGAATATCTTGATGATGATATAACATATCTCTTACTAAAAAACTTTTTCCCGTATCTCGCCTACCAATTAAAACAATTACAGGACCGCTTGAACCTTCCAAATTAAATCTTATATTTTTCATATTAAACTTTTTTAACTCTAAATTCATATATATAAAAATATGTTATATTAATTAATCAAGTAAAACGAATTAATGTATTATTAACATAATTATGTATTACTAAAGTATTGGTTTAAATGTAAAAATTTAATTATCATTAAATCGTATGTTTTCTTTGTATTATAAGAAAAATAATAACAATCTATTGTTTAGTGAATTAGAAAACAACGGGTTTTCAGAAATTCAAAATTATATACCTATTTATTCAGAGTTTTTTGAATTAAGTAAGAATAATTATAACCAAATTAACTTAAATAGCAAATATTCGATATCAACCATCGAAGACACACATGATTCAAATTTCTTTTTAATTAACGTTGAAGATAAAAACAAAGAAAATCTTAAAAAAATATCTTTTTTTAAATATTCACCATTGTTAAACCCTTTAAAATTTTTAACTGGAAAATATAAAAAAATAAATAAGAATTCAAAGTTAAACCCAACGCTTAATTGTGAATATTCCGATAAAGATAGTCATTTAAAAAAAATATATGATTCAAATAATACTTCTTATGTTGACGGGTTTTTTTCTTTTTTAAGTAGTAAATTATTAAATCATCATGCCTTTACATTTGGTAATGATTATTATGGATCTTTTTTAGGAATCCAAAAAGAATTTAATACAAATGTATTTGATGATTTAGATTATCTTTATCAATCCGAATTTTTTCATAAAAATAAGGGAGAGATGTTTAAAATGGATAATTTTGATGCATCATTATTAGACGATGATACACGAAAATATCGAGAAAAAATTATTATGGAAGATAGTAATGAACCATTGTCAATAGATGAAATAGATAATGATTCATTTGATAATGTATTTGAATTAACCGTTGAAAATCTTGAAAAATTAAACGAAATTGATTTAAATAGTAATATAGTATATCAAAAATTAAAAAATAAAAGTAATAGTGATGTATCAAGTAATACAGATACATCTTCAAATATATCAGAAGTGTTAAGTGAATATGATAGTGATACTACTGATAGCGATAATACGGATAGCGATAGTGATAACGATGATGACACTTCTGATGATAATGATGAAACAATTATTAGTTGTTCAAATAGTGACATTTCTGAATATTCTAGTTCGATGGATGAAAATATAAATTGTGTAATATATAATTTTCCAGTTCAAATTATATGTATGGAACACATGCATGAAACATTAGATAGTTACATTGAAAGTAATGAAATGTCTGATTTAGAATGGAAATCATGTTTAATTCAAATATTATTTATTTTAACCACGTATCAAAAATGTTTTGATTTTACTCATAATGATTTACATACAAACAATATAATGTATGTTAAAACAGAAAAACAACACATATATGTTAAATATGATAGTCAATATTATAAAATCCCTACTTTTGGCAAAATTTTTAAAATAATTGATTTTGGTAGAGCTATTTATAAATTTAAAGGTAAACAACTATGTTGCGATAGTTATAATTTTAAAGAAGATGCTGCCAATCAATATAATTTTGAACCTTATAAAAATCCTAATAAACCAGAAATACTACCAAATAAAAGTTTTGATTTATGTAGGTTAGGATGTTCTCTTTACGATTATTTTGTTGATGATTTTAGAGATGAAAACAATGAAGAAAATGAAATTGTAAAGTTAATGATAAAATGGACGCGCGATGATAAAAATCAAAATATATTGTATAAAAAAAACGGACATGAACGATATCCTGATTTTAAATTATATAAAATGATTGCTAGAACAGTACATCATTGCGAACCACATAATGAATTAAATAACTCAATGTTTAGTTGTTTTAAAATAAGCAAAAAAAAAATACAAAAAAGAAAATTAAAGAATGTAATAAATATAGACGATATACCTTGTTATGTATAAACGATTAAAATATCATTTTTTTAATGATATTTTATTAATTATTATTAAAAAGTTGGTTCATTTGTAAAAATTTCAGGTGACTTTTTAATTATATTTTTTGTTACATTAAATTGTGTAACCAATAAACTTCCAGATACAATAGATAAATAAACAATAATAGTATCTCTTATTAAAATTTTCATTGGTTTGATTTCTTTCAATATAAATTTCATTTCTAAATACTTAATTACTAAATATATGAAACATATGATACCAGCTGTAATAAAAATAGTCTGTTCCATTTATATTTTTCATTTACATTTTTATTAGTAATTTTACGCAATATTAATCTAAAATCTCAATATCATTTAATAAAAGAGGAGGTGACATTTTTAATTCCTTAGATAAATCATGGATATCACTAATATCTAAATTAATATTATTATCATCAAAAATCTCTAAATTATCTTCATCATCATCATCTTCTTCTTTACGTTTCTGATTATTTATTTCACTAATTTGTTCTAATCGTTCTATTGTTTTCGGAGCTTCAATAGCTTTTTCTATATTAGTTCCCATATCTAAAACGCTATCTACATCATTAAAAGAAATACCAACATCCTTAATTTCATTGTTTAATGTAGTTGGTTCATTACTTGATGCAATTGGTTCATTTATAACTACATCATTAATATTATCATTCAATTCATCAGGATTATCTGTGTTTTCAGTAGATACATTTTCTTCCATATTTAAATTTAATTCTTCCGAATTTTTTTCTAGTTTTAATATTGGAGTTTTGCTAAATTCTTCTTCTTCTTTATTAGTTTCTTCTTTATTTGATACTTCTTGTTTTTCTTCTACTTCTTTTTCTATTTCCTTTTCTACAATTTCCTGAATAACTTCTTCATCTACCGTTTCATCGATATAAGATCTTAAAATCTTCTCTACTGGAATACTATTTCTAATTACTTCTAAAATACTTTCTTTACACAATAATTCACATTCTCGCATATTTTTTTGATATTGCAATGGTGTAATAATTTTTTCAAATAAATATACATTTTTATATAGTTTTCTAGCAAAAGCACTATAAACTTGATGTATAAAACTTGATAATTTTGGAATATCCAAATCAATTTTTTTTTGCTTTTGAGAAACTCTAACACTTGTTAAAATCTTTAATTGAGCAATATGAACACAAGTTAATAAATCTTCTAAATAATTACAACTAGTAACACTAATAATTCTTGCACATTCATCTTCAATTATAGTATCATTCCATTTTGGAATACGAGTTAAAAAATTTTGAAAAGTCATTAGATATTTCTCATCTTCGTCATTTTCAATACATAATTTTTCAGCATCATTAAATATTGATTTTATACCATCAATTACAACAGGAGTTAAAATACTCAATAATCTACATGAATATTCATTTTTTGCTTCTGACAAAACATTGATATTATAATCATCCATTTTAAAATTATAAAATATTTTCTAAATCTATATTTTTCCGCATAAATATAAAATATAATACATAGAAAATCAACATTTCTTCATTTCTTATTTGTTTTCTAATTTTATCAAAATATAATAATTCTAAATCATTATTTTTATTTTTTGATATATAATTCATCAAATCTAAACAACTATATCCTTTATTATACAATAATACAGAGGTTTCCATACATTTACTTAATGTTTCATATTTTGATGTATCTTTTAAATATTTTTTAAGTTTAATCTCTTTTTTTAAATAATCCTTATTGTTGTATGTATCAAATAAAATGTTGTAAAAATTAATATAATTATTGTTTATTTTTGGAGTTGGTATATAAATACTACAAAATCTTGATAATATTGGATTCAATAATAACTTTTTATTTTCAGCAATTATAAAAAATCTAGTATTGTGACTAAACCTTTCAATACATCTTCTTAACGCCGATTGCGCGTCTGTTGTTAATTTATCAGCGTTAAACAAAATAATGGATTTAAACATTGTATTGTTTTTATGTTGTATATTTGTTTTTGCAAAAAATTTTAGTTGATCTCTAAAAAATCGAATACCTTTACCATGAGCACAATCTACATACATAACATATTTTTTGATATGTTTATTATTATTATTATAAATCCTTTCCAAAAAATAGTTTAATATTGTTCGTTTCCCCGTTCCATATGGACCATGAAATACAATATGAGGTATTTTATTATTATCAATAAAATATTCTAATTTATCTATAATAGATTTATGAACCGTATGTATATCAATATCATTGGTTTTAAAATTATAATCTATTGAATTTTTATAAAATAAATCATTCATTATTGAAATATAATACATTATTTTTATATTAATAATGTATTATGTATTGTAAGTTAAGCAACACTACTTAATGGTTTCGAATATGGATTACTATTAAACGCATTTAATAAACTAGGGTCATATCTTCTAGATTGATTTACTTCTCTTGTGTTTTTTCCACTTAATGCGCCATATGTTTCAACGCTACTTGCGCTCTTAGGCATATTTGGAGTAATTTGTGCTGGATTTGTACTTCTATTTCTTAAATTACTAACATTTTGATTACCATCAAATATTGGTTGGTTACCTGCATGAAATCTATCTACCTTAGAAACAATTTCCTTATTTGGATTTAATGACGCATTATAAGCTGTATTATATACTTGTCCTTTATTTTGAGAACTTGCAGCACTACTATTGCCTATATAAGAACAGTTTGTTGTATCTCTTTGTTGACTTGTTTTTTGATGTTCTGTATTTGAATAAGCAGCATCAAAAGCTGTTCCACCATGTTTTGTATATTCAGTATTTTCAGTTTGTTCTCTAATAGTTGTTCTAGCTACATCAGATGGATTCCATACACGAGAATTGGATACCCCATTTTTACCCCCAGATGCATTTCCTGTTTGACGATTATTATGAACAACATTTTCTTTTAATGTTGGTTTAATTACATCTAAAATAGGAGTAACCATTGCATATAATCCTCTTTCAACAATACCCATCGTTTTTGTTTCACCTGTTAATGATCTTGAATTAGGAAGTGTTTTATATCCAGATTTACCATAATTACCATGCTTTTCAGTCCATCCATTGGCATGATTTGCTCCACCAACATTTAAACTATCTAATTGAACTTTACTTGATTTTTGATATTTACCAGATTGATAAATGCCACTAGCGTTATTTGTATCACCGCCTCCAAAATATTCACGGGTAGTTGATGAACGATTTTCTGATTTAAAAACATGTGTAGTAGGTGCCTTTCCTCTTTTTTCTACACCTGTTGTTGTAAAATACCTATCTGGATTATTGACGAAAAAAGTATCTGGTTTATGTTGTTCCATTTTGCCTAAATTACCACGTGGACCTCTACGACCTACATGCTTTCCTAACATTTGACCATTATATGTTTTCTTTGGATTATTAACAACACGTAATTCATCAACCGTTTTAGGTTTCCAAGCATCTCTTTCTTGCATACCAGAATTAAATCCTCCTGTCCCTTCACTACTAAACCCTTTATTTAATCCAGGACCAACTTGAATTTCTTCCCACGGTTTAGTATTATTCATTTTTGAACTAACATTGCCTCTCATACGTTCTTGTATAAAATCAGATGTTGAAGGCATTCCATTAATCCATTGCATGTTTTTTTGTGGTTTAAAAAAAGGAGCACTTGCCTTTTTTTGGATTTGTTGACTTCCAGAACCAGTATATAAATCTAAAATACCATCTCTTGAGTTTGAATCAGTTGTTTGAGTGACATTTGACCCAAAAAACGGTTTCATATTATTATGCTTAAAATCGAAATAATTCTGTGTTTCTCCTGTTAAAGATTTAAATGTATTACTATAATCTTCTGTTTCACTTTTTACATCAGCCGATTGATCCGTTTTATCTGTATTTTTATTTTTTCCAGAATACATTTGATTTACATATTTATCATTATTTCCTTCTTTAACATCCACTGGATAATTTAATGGAGTAAGATTGGTATTTACTAAACCTCCTTGCACATGCGAGTCTTTTATTCCACTAAATCCCTCATCTTTTTTCTCATTTGATAAAATATACATTATACCTAAAGCGGCCATTGGAATTGCAATTTCTGCCATTATACTATATATAAATTATAATATTTTCTTTATAGTTTATTTAATATAAATAAATTATAATGATTATTGTATTAAATCGGTACATGGAATAATAGGAACGTGACTATCTTTCTCCAATATTCTAGTATTAAGATTGTTTTGAAACGTTAAACTAACATTTTCTTGTGGATTTAAATGCAATGGATATGTATGGTCTTGCTGTAAATCTCTATATAAAAATCCAGGATGCGTAACTCTACTTTGAAATGTAACCGGGTTTTTATTTGTATAAACTGGTAATGTAGTTGTTTTTAATGGTTTGGCAACTTTATAATGTCTACCATATCGTTGTAATTTTTTATCTACATTTTTTAATTGACTTTCAATATCAATTGGATGACCATTTGATACAGATTGTAAATTCGCGCTCCAACCCATATGTCGCATTTGTGGATCATTAAATAACAAAGGATTACTACCCCAACCGGGGGTATTTAAAACATATCTACCTGGATCTGTTGATTGCTGTAAAAATTTTTTTGTTCTACATTTATCATAATTATATCTTGTAAACGCCATTAATATATATATTAATTATTTAATTTATTTTTTAATAAATAAATTAGATTATTTGTTTATTTCTTATCTTTAACATCTATTAAATTCTTTATTCTATTTAATTGTAATAATTTATTACGAATAACTGTTTTTATTTTTGTTAATTCTCTTTCTAAATTACTTTGTTTTCCATCCAATTGCTTATGATTAAAATCTAAATCTTTTACTGCTTCAACCAAAAGACCAATCATATTATTATACATAATTGATTTATACTCTCCATTATTATTAACAACTTCTGGAATTATTTTTTCTGTTTCTTGGGCAATTAATCCCATATAAACCTTCTCTTTATCGGGTAAATCTTTTCTTGTATATGTAACACCTCTTAAAGCATTTACTTTTTCTAAAGCAAATGGTATGGTATGTATATTATCTTTTAATCGTTTATCAGAACTCATTGTTACTACACCATTGGTATTAACAAATTCTACATCGGTATTACCTAATTGAATTACATTATTTCCAAATGCTTTACTACCAGCACCAATAGCAGTTGCATTTAAACCATCTGTTTTAGCTAAATAACCCAAAGCAGTTGAACCTGTTCCACTTAAATCTATACCATATCCTATGCCAGTAGCAAAATTTGTTCCAGTATTTGATATATCTGTCGAAGAACCAATTAATATATTACCTTGTGGGATAGAACTATATGTTGATATAGGTTTAATTGTATCCCCTGTTGAAGCATTTCCTATTATAATATTATCTTTATTATGAACCAATAACGTTTTATTAAATGATATATCACCATTTATTATATTTAAACCAGTTTGTTCATTTGGAAAGTTTGGAAAATTGGTATTTACAGTCAAACGTCCATTTAAATTACGAAAATTGGAGTCAACACCGGCTACTGTTTGAGATAAATCATAAATATCTTGCGACACACTATAAATCTTTTGAATAACCGTAGTCATACTTCCACCACTTGGTTCTGTTATATTTCCTAATGTAAACGCTATTTCTTGTAATGTATCTAAATAATAAGGAGCATTTCCTATCAAGTCATCTATAATATGATGAATGTCACCACTCATGTCTGATAAATCTCTAACAACCGTACTTCTTTCTGTACTTATTTCACGAGTTAATTCACTAGACGTATAACTAGATAAATCAGTAATTTTCGTATGTATGGTTTGAAATGTTAAAGAAGATAAATCCCTGATTTCAGTAGATAATTCCAAACTTAGTCTAGATTTATCCAATGATAATTCAGATGAAGTATAACTAGAAAGGTCTGTAATATCTCTAACTGTCTCACTACTTAAATCACGTATCTCAGTAGATAACTCTAAACTTAAACGAGATTTATCCAATGATAATTCACTAGACGTATAACTAGATAAATCAATAATATCCCTAACAGTTTCACTACTTAAATCTCTTATTTCAGTAGATAATTCCAAACTTAATCTAGATTTATCAAGAGACAACTCACTAGAAGTATAACTAGATAAATCAATAATATCCC